GTCCAATATATGTACCTTTGCTAAGTTTTACTCTTCCACCTTTTTTATATTCTTTTTCCCATCGCTGTGCGATTTCAGGGTGGTTAGCATGCATATATCGCCTCTGTTTTTCTGATTTAAAAGGCGTTATTTATTTTTTACTTTTACCACCATGCTTCACGCCAAATCTTCGGCCTGGAGTAACCACACCTAGTGGACGAGCAACTGGTCTAGAAAATGCACCACCGTGAACTTTTTTGACTCTTGCACCACTTTTAAAACCAAGCGGTCTAACAGGCGCAACACCTGGTTGAGCGAGTGGTCTAGCTAATGGTCCACCGAATTGTTTTCCAGTTCTTCCACCTTTTAAAAGTTTACTTTTTCCTTTTGTTGATTTGTCTCCCATTTTTTTCTCCTTTTATTTAATATATAATTTTTATTATTTCTTGTCTACTTTATTGTTTCTAAAAATCTGCGTGCCCTTTATACCAAATATGCTGGCACAAACTAAAATCCACAAATTTGTAAACCACGAGGGAAGCGCTTTAAAATGCTCAAAGAAAAGATTTATCTTTTCCATCGCCGCCGGATCGTCCGACCAGACCCCCCATGCGAGCACGATTATGGGCAAAGTTAATATCCCAAGGACGATCTCGTCCTTATAATCATTTTGCCGGGCTTCTAAAAGCTTGCCCTGGTAAGTTTCCTCACCTCGGGCCATCTTCTGCGCGTGCATATACTGCGCGTCAGCCATAGCCATCTTTGTCTCTTGACGCTTTTTATAAATGTGACTTCCAGCGTTAAGAGCTAATTTAATAGCACTAAACCACATATTACCACCAGCTTACTTCAGACTTTTTAGAAGCGAGCATTGCTCTTTGGCCTTTGACCTTATTTTTAGTTGGCTGTCCTAAAGGTGCTTTAAACTTAATACCACCTGTTTGATAACCATCTTTGCCCACTCCTAGTTCTTTACCACTAGTGTGTAATTTTTTCTCAGTAGGTTGTTTTGTCATATTTTCTCCTCGTTTAATCGTATACTATCTTCTAGGACCTTTCAAGATTCTTACATCTCTTTGTTTCATCCTATCTTGTCTCATTTTAGCGTCGTTAGACATTTCCTGTTTTGTCAAAGATGTTTCAGCTCTTAATTCAGCCAAGTCTTCATTTTGTTCTAATTTTTCATCAAACTGCTCTTGACCCATCATTTGTTTAGATTTATCCAAGTTAATTTTTTCTTGATCTTGTTCTCGTTTTTTAGAATCATCCATAGCTCTTAAATCTAGTTCTCTTGCTTTTAATTTAGCAATTGGGTCATTTCCAAACTGTCCCATAATTTTATTTTCCTCTTCCATGAATTCTTGCGTCATTTCTGCAATTAATTTTGCTTTTCTAGACTCTAATGCCATTGACATTTGCATTAGTTGTTGCTGAACCTGTGGATTTTGCTGCATCATTGGGTTCGCTTTCAATTGTTGCTGTAATTGTGTCAATTGAGCAATTTCTTCTCTCATTTCGATCTCTATTTGCTCTTGTGCCATCATAGAAATATGTTCAAAAATATTTTTTTCGAGTGCACCAAGTACAACTGGATTATTTCGCGCTAAATTGGTCGACATAAAATTTAAATGAGTTGTAATATGCGCTTGATGGTCCTGACCTTGGAAAGCTTGGAAAGGTTTATTTGACATTGCCAAAATATTTTCAGATGCAGGGTCCATTGGAGCCGGTGGTTGAGGTGGAGGAAGTATTTTATCAATATCTTTCACTCCAATTGCTTGATACATGTCATGAAATGCTTCGTATAAATTATGCAGTTGCGGATTCGCTTGAGCTAGTTGTAACTCTGTTTGTGCCATTGTAATTCTTTGTGTTTGAGAAAAGATATTTGGATCTGCAATTGGGATAATGTCCACTCTCTCATCAAAATCAGCAACTTTAATATTTCGCTGTGCCCCTACGACATCGTAAGGATATTCTTGCGGTAAATAAGTTTTATAAACTCCAGCTAATAACTGAAATTCCTGCTTCATCGCCACATACAATCTTTTATGTATGGCTGACATGACCCTGGAGCCACGCTCTAAGAGGGCTATGGTCGTACCAACAGCGGCCTGTTGGTTGCCGTCCCCGACCTGCATGTCAGCTATGGCGGCAAATCTTTGTCCGGCCGACACAACAATACCCATTAACTGAAGTAGTGTTTGTGAAGGTTCCTTGAAAGGAAGAGGCATAAATGCATCTCTGATGTTTCCACCAGGAGCATCCACATCTCTAAATTCACCAGGTTGTATTGCTTGGGCTTCGTCTCTGACACGAATACCTCTTTGCTTAAACCCTGCAGGTAAATTGCTTAATGTACCTGCGTCCAATAGTTGACGTAACGCGGTTGTTGCGGTTCTGGATAAACCACCAATCATATGAATTAAACCTAATCCATAAAAACCTAGACCAGGTAAAAATTTAAAATGAACAAAATATTCAATTTTTAATTTTTTCGGATCAGCAGCTTGATAATTTCTTCGAATTGATAAAACTTCTCTGGAAGCTGTTTCCACAGTTACAATGTATGGAAGTTTAATTCCAGTTGGTTCTTGAGATTCAGGATCCATATCTTCAAATCCTTCTAGATCTAAATTTACATGACATTCAATTAATGTAAAAACATCTTCGTCTCTAGTTTTCTTAACTCCCTCTAATTCTCTTTCTTTTTTCTTGACCTCTGATTCTTCATCATAACCAGGTTTTAATTCTATATCTGCATAAAATCCGGCTACTTGTTTTTTTCTTAAATCATTTTCAGAAATTTTAATTGTATGCATTACTGCTTCTGCATCTTGAAGTGAAGTTGCGGTGTAAGGAACAACTAAATCGTCTGCAGGCACAAATTTTGACACGGCTCTACCCAAAAGTTCATCGTAATAAACTTTCTTAAACGCAGAGCCGGCGAGAGGGAGATAAAAAAGCAGTTGATCGAACTCGGGTTCATACTCTTTCATCACGTCCATGAGCTGATAGTTCATGAAGTTTTTTACTCTAACAGATTGATCTTCTTTCTGTCGATCAGGTCTGCCCATAACTTGAGTATGGACTGGACCTGTTGCTGGCAGCAATTCTTTATAAGCCTGTGCTTGAAACTGTGTTACGGACTCTGCAAGAACCGGGTGCGTGGCACCGGAAGCTCCTTGAAAGGGTTGTGTTGGATTTTCGTATTTAAAGCCTAAAAGATCTAAACCTTTAGTATAAGTATCTTCCCAGTCTTTTCTGGAAGATTTATACTGCATATAATTTTCATTTAATTCTGAGCCTAGTTTTCCTAAAACATCTTCTGGTAGTAACTCTGCTAAATTGTCAAAATGGCCTTCTCCACCCGGTTGATTGACCGCGTTGGGATTAAAATTTATTTCAACACCACCGTCTTCTTGTTGTTCGACTCTAACATCATCTTCACTAACTTGAGTTATTCCCGTTTCTTTTTGGGCGATGATTTCTTCTTCAGGTGGAATTTCTATCGTTTGCTCTACGTTAGGTAGAGCTTTGTCTATGTCTGCCATTTATTTTCCTCGAGTTCTCTGATGTTTTAGCTTGTTTTACAGGAACATTCAAGCCCTGTGAATCCGGTCCTTTTAAAGGAGGAATTTCTTTCCATTTCACATTCGGCATATTTTTAGTTAATGTTTTATTCATATATATTCAAGATCTGAGCAAGACCCCCCTCTTTTAATCCCATCATATTTTTTAAATTAGCAATCGCCGTTAAGATTGCATCTTTTTCTACTCTGGGTAAAGTGCTTTTAGGCGCAATATAGAATTGTCTCATATCATGTCCGGATACTTTTTTCTGAAGTCTCTTCGCCAACTTAAGTTCCTTTGGAGTTAAAGTTAATTTTTTAACAACGCCTTTTCCATAACCACCACCCCAGTTTATAATATTTGCCCAATCTTTAGGCTTCCAAGAATAAATTTTTCTGCCTGCATAACTCGTCGCGTCTGAAGGTTTACTTGAAAACCATCGTCCAGCAGCGCTTCGTCTTAAGGCAGGACTCCCAAGATCTCCCAAGATGGTGTAACGCGTAGACTCCGGTCTATACATAGACTTTGCCATCTCCTTCAGAGACAGAGCATGTTTTGATACAACCGGCTCTCCTCGATAAAGCGTAATGCCTGATGGTCTTTTTAAAAGACTAAATAAATTTTTCCCAAGTCGAGGATTTCTCGCAATCAATCGAACTGCTAAACTTGCTATTCCTCTTGCAACTAGTGGTAACATAATTAATCCTCGTCGCTTGCAAAGAAGCCTCTTTTCTTTTTATAATCGTTCCATAAATCATAACCTGTTAAACCTGTAGATATTGCAAGTCCTGCCCAACCTATTGGACCCATTAATCCCATGGCAGCCCGTGGCAACCCTAATCTTAAAATTGTAGCTAATCCTGATCCCATTCCTCTAGTTGCAAGCTTTGTCATTGATGGTGCAAATGCTGGTCCCATCCATGCCACTGGATCTTTAGCTATTTCTCCCCAGCTCTCTCCTTCTCTTCTTTTTTGTGCAATTCTTAATGGCTCTGTTGCAAGGAGTCCTGCGGGAGTAAACATCCCTGAAACTAATTTCATTGCTGGGCCTATAGTAGCGGCACGGAGCGGACTCATTGCAGCTCTTGTTTTTGGTACTCCCTCCACCATTCTTGTAAAAGGCTTTCTTCTTGCTCTGTATACTGCTCCGGTACCAGGAATCGCGGATGCTACTGCACCCACTTCTGCTCCTCCAAGAGTCCAATCAAGAATTTCGCTTCTAGGTTTTGGTCGTTTTCCTTCGATCAATGCGTCGAGCATTCCTGCTTGTTGATCCGGATCAGTTAAATAAGTTGAAGGATCGTCATTCATGAATTGTTTAACGAGCGGTTGAGCAACTGCACCGATCGCAGCTAACGCTCCAAATTTTCCGGCAGCCGGGCCAAATTTTCCAAGTGCTCCTAAAAATCCTTTGGCTGCGTTTTTAACTTTCCCTAACGCACCTGAAGTTGCTTCCATAGTTGCCAATTTATTAGCAGAACCTACGGGATCTCTTTTGATAATTTCCGCACAAGTAGCAACGGCTCCTCCTCCTTGAGACCCAGTTAAATATCGACACCCACCACCTTTCTTTACAATAGTTATAAATTGATCAAGATGAGCTTTAGGTTTTAAAATCTCTCTGGTTCCTCCTTTTAAAAATAAATCTGTTGCAAATTTAATTAAATCAGATTCTCGTTTAGCAAAAGAAATATCGGGTCCAACAATACTCGTTCCACCTGGAACAACTGTTCTAACTCCAAATAGTTTTGCTTCTTTGGTGGTTAAATCCAGCTTCGCTTTTGCCTGATTCCCTTTCCATGTTGAAACTTGTAAATCATTAAGAGGGCTCGTTTTTACTCCTCGTATATGATCTAAATGAAGAGGAGCAGGGTTTCCTGTTGATTTAATAAGGGCTTCTAATAAAGTCATTTTTTCCCCAGTCACAGGATGAGTAAAAGGAGTCTTTTTTAAATCCTTAAGCTCCTTCCATCTTGTTGCATATTCTCTAAACCGCGGATCATTGTTTTTAATTGCTTCTCTAATAGACTCTCGAGTTAATATGTCGCCGGTTTTATTATCAATAATCTTAAGTTGACCATAAAGAGTTGACTCTCCCTTCGGGGCATATTTAAAATCTGTTCCCTTTTGTCTA